TTGTGGTGAACATTGCAATTTCCCAGTTTTTTGCGTGGTGCATAAAATAAAATGGGGCGTTTGGCCTGATTGGTAGATGTGCTGCCGCTTGTGGGCTATCCATCCACGGCTGGGCTAAGTTTTTAAAATTCATGGTCTGGTCTTCCTGTTAAAGATTGGGAGAACAGGATTGACTGGAAACAGGCGACCAGATGCTAAAAAACCCAGTCAGTCCTGTCCTCAAATCAATCCTAATTATACGCCACTAGATAAAAGAGTTCCACGGGCATCCTCTACAATTGCACACCCAAGATACGCATGTCCAATTACAGATGTGAGTGCTTGCTCTGCGGTCCGGGAGATTTCAATTGTAACTTTGTCCATTACCATTGTCTCAGACGCTCCAACGATTTGGGGCGTGCCATCTACATAGGCAATAGCTCCAATACCCATCATGTAATTTGCGAAGTCTGTTCCATCATCGGTGACATGACTCGAACGATAAATATCTACACCAAAGAGCTGTCCAGCGTAAGATTCTTTAGCCTTAAGAAGTTCGGCGGCGTCACGGTCTCGACTGATAATATTGGCCGTTTCTGCCCTTAGTGAATTCTGGAGCTCGGCTAATGCTTTGCTATGAAGAACGGCCACATAAGGAGGAGGAGCACCACGGAAAGAATCTGCCTGTTCAAGTTGGTAGATTGCAGAAAAGAACGTGGAAACGGACATTTGGGCGCCACTAACTCCCACATCATTCGAGAACGACGAGGCAGAAGTACTGGTGAGCTCTGCGAAGCGTGTTTCGTAGCTGGCGGCAATTGACGCAGCCAAATTAAACGGTGATGCCTCGTTGGGGGAGTCCCCAAAAGCGGTCAGTGTGGCTTGGTCGCTGATTGAGTACATGAGTGATTGACGTGACGCTGTGATATCTGCATGCCCATCTGTTAAAGCGGTGTTTGTTACCGATGCAATTTCACCGGGTGCTGTGAAGCTGTCGCGGCCATAGAGCCCGATTTTTCGCATTCGTACCACATTGGAGCCTGTTCCGTTTACTGAGCCAGCGTACTGCATATAAGGGGTGTTTCTGAGGTTTCCTGTGTCACGGAGGAGTAAGTGTAGTTCCTGACTAATCATCGCGGCGAGACGTATGTCACCGGAGAGATTGGAAAAAAGAATCTCGTTTGCCATTGTTTTCTCTTTTATTGGAGGGTTAAATCGTTTTTTGCTGTGTCTGGTTGTTCTGCTGTTTACGGGTGCGACCCTACCAATACTACAATTGTAGACGATATACCTGAGAATGTCTATAGATGGTCAAATGTGACTACTCTGACGAATGAGAGATAGTGAGAGATAGTGAGAGGTGAGAGTGTAAGCGATATATTCGATATTGGAGGTATCTGTGGCAAAGATTCGAGACTTCGTAGCTGTTTGGGAAGATGGGAAGATGATTATTAAACCAAAGCCACAAAGAAAGAGAAGGAGCTCCAACAAAGAGAAGGAGCTCCCAAAGAAAACCTAATTATCTTCTAGCTCTCTGAGTATCGCGTCAAATAGTAGCTGTTTACATTGGATTTCTTGTTCCGCTGTCTCAAGCTCTTCTGCCAGCATTCGCTGTATATAATGGAGTAGTTTTTTTATCTGTGGAGTCATGTTTGTCCTCGTTGTTTTGGGTTCAAACTCTACACGGATATTTTTAGAAATTTGGGGAAAAAAGTTTATTTTTTTTTCCTTGCTCGAACTTTCGAGACCAATTTCTTTTTGATGCCATTCCCCTTTTTCCGGTTGGTTGATCTGGAAACTGCGCGAAGGTTGGAGCGGTCATTTGTGCCGCCTTTGGAGAGTGGGATTATGTGATCCACCTCTCGAGGGTCTCCTTTTTTCAGTCCCAAAAGTCTTCGCGCTTGGTTGGTCATGCTGCGTCTTTTTCGCTGTTTGGGTTTTCCGTGGAAATCCCTATATTCTTTTTTATAGTCTCTTTTTGCCATACTCTTTTTTATGGAGGGAGGATTGGAGGGAGGATTGGAGGGAGATGTGTTCATCCCCCCAGAGAATACTGGGGGGAATCACACAAGGAGAAGATTAGGAGATGTACCAAACGATAACAGAATCTCCAGATACAAGTGCAGCTCCAAATGTCAAACGACAAACACCACCAGAACCACCTGTAGCCGAAACATTGAATTCGTCATTGTCTGCGGCTGTGTCTCCCATTGCGGTCATATTTTTGATTGACAAACCATTACGGAAGACCAAAACGGCGTTCACTGTATTGGATGGGAGTGCTGTGGATAAATCCAACGTTGTCGTAGAGCTGTTGGAAATGGCAAATCCTTGCTGTGCAAAAGTGATGCCTAATTTTGGGGCGGATATTGCTCCATCTTGGACTTTCTGCGTCGTGACCGACGAATCAGACAGAGCTGTGGTTCCAACGCTCGCTGAAGCCAATTTACTGGCTACAATAGCAGAGCTCGCTATGGCATCTGAATTCACTACACCAGTTGAAAACATCGCAGAATCTCCGATGGCTCCATTGGCAATGGCTGAACCGGTCACGGAATCGTTAGCCAATTTTTGGGCGGTCACGGCGGCGTCATTTATGGCCACGGTTCCTACGGAAGAGCTAGCTAATGCATCCGCGGTCACAGAACCCGTAGAAAGCTTGGAGGAGTTCACAGAATCGTCTTGTAGCTTTGCGGTACTCACGGAGTCGTTAGCCAGCTCAGAATTTCCAATTGAACCTGAAATCACTTGTGCCGTTCCAACGGAATCGTTGGCCAATTTGGCCTGTTCAACACAACCCGCTTGCAGCTTGCTCGCGCTAATACTGAGGTCTCCCAACTTTGAATTTGATACAGCTCCGTTACCCAAGAGCGCTTCGGTAATTCCTGCGCTTTGCAAACTGATCTGGTCGCCATTTTTAACGATGGGCGCTTGTACTGTGACCTGTCCTAAACCAGTGAACTGGGAGAAGCTAACGTTGTCAGAACCCAGATTAACCGCGTCGTTGGTGCATATAAAGCCCTTGTCACTCTGACTGCCCTTCAAACAGAACACTGCAGCTCCAGGGAACTCACTCCCAGCGTTCAAGTCCTCAGATCGAACGGCTGCGTTTCCTGAGCCTTTATAGAGGTAGACGCCGTTTTCAGATTGGTCTGTCTGGCCAAAACAAAGGAATCTGGAATCTGTGCTCAAGTTTTCAGAATCGACGGTAGCGGGTAGGCTTGATAAATCAATATTTGAGTCTAAAGCTACAACGACCGCATCCTTAAAAGTGGCTCCCGCGGACAGACCATCGACGTAACTTTTTGAAGCGGCATCATTTGAATTGGATGGAATGCTCGGAACGCGAATTGTTCCACCAGAAAAATCATACGTTGCGGTCATATCCATGACCGAAGAATCAACGGCATTGTTGGAGAGTTTCGCCTTTGTAATTTGAGAATCACCCACGTTACTGGTTTGTACGCTGGCTGCTCCTAATTTGCTACTGGAGACAGCTCCATTAGCCAGTAGGGATTCCGTGATGGCCAGTGCCGCTATAGCGCTGGTTCCGACAGAACCCGCTGACAGCGAATCCGCGTTAACGGCCCCGGTGGCTATGGCTGCGTTTGTCACACAATCCGCACTCAAGGCGGCGGTCAAGACTGCGCCTGAACCGATGGCGTCTGAGGTTACTGAACCCGTAGAAAGTTTTGCTGCGATAATTGCGTCGTCCGCGATGAGGCTGGAGCTAATCGCGCCGCTTGATATTTTACTGCTCCCAATGGTAGCGTTGAGGATTTGCTCCCCTCTAATTTGAATTGAACCCATGTTTTATCCCTTATGCTGGTGTATAATCAATTGTTAAAAAGTCGCCTGTTTGGGGTGTAAAACTTGTGGTTATGGTTGTCGAGTTATGCTCAGAAAATGACTCACCAAGAACTTGACGAACGCCATTAAAATATAAGCGGATACTCCCAGATTGATACTCTGGAACGGTGAACGAAGTTTGATTCCCGTCTACCTGACTCGTTAAATCTGACTGTTCCATGTCTGTCCCTGTTCCGCTTGCTGTGTTGAG